GTTCTACAGAGAATGGTTCAAGCCATTCATAAGAAAGTCCAGTATCTAAGGTACTTACTTTATCTTCTATTCTATCAAAGATACTACGGTAAAGAAGTTTCTTTTGTTTAGGAATTACAAGAAGTTGTCCAGTTGTACGCATTGCTTTATCTCTGTTGTCCCATCTTAAAGGATTAAATTGTGGCTCTGGATTTTCATTGTATACAGAAAGAATATCTATGATCTCAGAAATAGAACTTGCACTACCTATTTTTGCCTCCACCATTTCTTTTCTAAGTTCTGTACTCTTTCTCTTAAATTCATCATCTTCTCTTCTATATCCAGCATCTTCAAGGAGTACACCATGATTACTTCTTACAACAGCACTACCCACTACATTCGGAAGTTGTCTAACTTCTACCTTATACTGTCCATCATCTGAGATGTAGGATTCTACAAGATAGCAATCATCTCCATTTGAAAGAAGTGTATTTCCTATCATTCCCTTTTCAAGAAGTGTATTTATACAGTCTTTAATAGTTCCAGGTGTTCTAAGTGCACCTCTGATAGCTACACCATCTGGGGCATATTCTACTTTCTTTCCATAATTTCCAGTTTGCCCCTCAAGTTCATCTCTTGATACAAAGGTAGCACTGGAAATTATACCAATATTACTCGAATTGATACCCTCTCCATACTTAGAATTTAGGTCGTACATATAAAGAAGAGAAAGATCATCTTTTTCTCTATTTTCACTTTTCATAGTGATGGTTGGTCTATAATTTCTATCTCTATTCTTCATAAGTACCCAACCTGTACTTGAAAGATATTTTGCTACAATTACGCACATTATTTAATTGGTTTTTGTATGTACTTACTCCTCTTTTCTTCTATTTGTTTTTCAAGCACAGAAATTTCCTGGTCTATTCTTTTATTATGTTCACAAGACAGCACACTTGCAAGAATATCATCTACATTTGAAAGATCCTCTGAAAGTTCTTTAAGAAGTGGGGCAGAAAGTTCAGAAAGCATATCTATGAGACCTGGAATTTCTTTAAATCTTGATATAGAAAAATGTAGTTCATGTAAGAGAAAAATATCATTTTTAAGGATTCTTTCAAAATCATTATTCTTATCTTTATCTGGAAGAGTTGTTGGAATTATACAGGGTAAAGTGTCTGTGGAAATGATAGAATCTTTATACCAAATATAAGGCGTATCAGAAAGAACTTTTGATTCTTTTTCTCCAAGAGCGTAGTCTTTTATCTTTATAGAATCTGTTGTATATGACATAGATTCTTTTGAAAGAATAAAAATAAGATTATAAGGATTTTTCATTCTAAAAAGAAGAACAATTCCATATGGGATCATTTCTTTAAAGTTTTTAAGATCAGTAAGCATTACTTCCTTATATCTTTCTATAATCTTGTCTGAGGCATAAATCAGAGAATAAAGTTTAGGAAAATAACCAAGTTTTATTATTTCTGTATATACAGCATCAATCACTACAATTGGAAGATACTCTCTTTCTCCAAGACTCTCTCTTGGAAGTACAGGAGTAAAGAGGCATTCATGCTCAGATACTTTATAATTTTCTGAATCATCTGATGTCCACTCATCTCCTGTAAGTGTAAAAGTGGAGGGTTCAGTACTTGTTCTACTGTAAGCAAAGACAGAGTCTGTGTTTAATCTATAAACACCATCTCTTCTTATAACAAAACCATAGGGATAGGGTCTTTGATTTATTGGATTTATTACAGTTGGAACAATTACCGAATATCCTGGTGGAACAAACTCTGTAATTTTTGTAGATGAACTGTGAGAATCTTCTTTTAAAGATAAAAGATTCTCTTCCGTGTAGTCTGATACTCTCATTTTATAATTAAATTTTAAAGTTAATGTCTTTATTTTTTAAGTTTATCTTCTATTTCTTTAAGAACATAGGCACTGAGAAGAAGAATGAGTGTAGATCCAAGAAATTCAAGAGTTGTCCTAAGTGTAGGAATAAAAAGATTTCTAAGGAAAAGTGCGAATACAAGTATACCAAAGAATGGTACAAAAAGATTTAAGATTTTTCTGAGTTGTTTAAGTTGTAAAAGTGTCATTTTTGATTGATTTTTAAATTGTTAAAAGGTAAAGATTTTTAAAAAGGCGTGTCTCATTTATAAAAATTTTAGAGACACACCAGTTATGAACAAAAAAGTTATTTTAAAATATTATCCTCGAGAAGTCTTTCTATTTCATTTATAGAAAAATGAGAAAGATAAGTGTAAAGGAAAAGACTAAGTGAAAGATCGAATTTTAAGATATCTTCAAGTGACTCACATCTTTCTATTTTATCCTTAGTGATTATTGGTCTATCTTCTGTACTTACAAAATCTCCTTTCTTTGTAACAATATTTGTATTTCTTTCTGTAAGATCTAGTCCTATGTTTGATTGAAAAGAGTTATCTTCTGTGATAGTAATAACTTTATCTGTAAAGAAGAATCCTGTGCTTTTTACAACTACGGTAGTCTCATAAAAATCTTCTGATTTTAAAATAAGAGAAATATTCTCAGGTAAAGATTTTGCGTAAGTATCAAGTTGCTTACTTATTTGGTCAAATGCCCATATCTTATTAAGCACTTTGTAAAGGAAAGGGAATTTAATCTCTTTTATAGACCAAATAAGAGATGAAAGAATTTCAATAGGAAGTGTTAATCTATCTCCCACAGAGTCCATAGAAAGTAAAGGAGAAATAAAAATCTGATATTTCTTTATATAAGTATGTGTAGTACTGTCAATCCATACTCCTGCAACTTTGTTGACAGATGACAAAGTTCCATTTTCATCTACATATGGAAAATTTGTAGCATTAAGAGTGTAAATCCCTGTACTTCTAATAATGATACTGGGAGATCCTGCATAAAGGCTATCATTGTCATTGAGTGGAAGAATAACCGAATATCCTTTTGGAATAAGTGAGCATACTGGTTTTTCAAGATCTGTAATGTACTGTGTGTTGTAATGTGTTGACATTTTTATAAATTTTAATTGGTTATACTTTAAAAATACAAATACCGTACCAGGGCGTTGTGATGGGTGTCAGAGGCATATAAAAATGACAAAGTGACAGTCTGAGTACTGACAAAAATGTCACAGGTCTGTCACTTTGTCATTTTAGATACTGACATAACTGTCATTATTCTACCACTATGTCATTATCCCATGACAGATAATCTTTAATCTCTGATTTCTTATCTCTTATAATCTTTTCAAGATATACAATTTGCCTGTCCATCTCAGTTTTATAAAGATTTTTAAGATCATCTGGTATACCTTGTAAATGCTTTCTTACTGTAAGAATGTCAATATGCTTTACTATACCTTGCTTAATTTCATCTATATCCAGATGAATAAGGTAGTAATATATTTTTGAAAGTAGAACAATATCAAAACCTAAGTACCTAAGAAGATTGTTTCCTCTTGGAATATCTATCCATATAGCAGGATCTGTTTTTGTAATTATATGTTTTCCATTTTCTGTATAAATTCTTCCAAAGTTTATAGAATCATCTATTTGGATTCCAGTTTTTGTGTGATAAAATTTTCCAGGTAGTAAAATGTTCATCTTTGAATAAAGTATATCTTCTTTATTTAGAATAATATTTAGTCCAGTGTCCATATAACTATAAAGATGGAAAAGAATTTGAACACCCTCTGGGATTTCTTTTTGGAAATCTTCTATGAATCTAAGCATATCATATCTTATGGTATTTGTAGCAATGTATTCATGAAGAAGTGGAAAAGTCATATCCTGAAGTTTATCACTTAGATACTTATAGAGTGCCTCTGTAATCTCTATTTTTTCTCCCATGAATTCTTTCTTTATAAAACCAAAAAGAAAGAATTTACCACTGTCAATTTTTGAACCACCTGTATTGTGCCAATTACCAAACTTAGAAACATAAACAGAGGGAACACCATCTTTGATAACTGTAAAATCTGGCACTCCAAGTTTAAATATTCCATTTCTGGAAATTATTACACCATTACCTGTATAAATATTACTATCTTCATTAAAGGTAACTATAAGAAAGAAACCTTGTGGAATCTTTCTAAGAATATGTTTATTTACGAGATCTGCATTCATTTTCATTGTTTTCAAAAAGTTTTTCAAGTCTACTACTAATATTTTTTTCAAGTTCTGCTCTTTTCTTCTTTAAAGATTCGATATCTCTGTCAATGCTTCTGAGTTCATACTCAATTTTATCTTTTTCAACTTTTGCCTTGTCTATCTTCTCAAAATCTGAGGGATTGATAGAAGACAGGATATAATGTATAGAATGTGCAAGTAAGATATCTGAAAAGAGAGGTTCAAGTTTTGTAACTGTATCTGTGGTGCTTATTGTAATAATTGGGTGGTTTCTTGTATCAAGTCTTATATCAGATGGAGAATAAACTCCATGTCTTGCAGTTAGTGAGTGTCCCTCTCTGGGTTCTTGACTACCAAAGTAAGTGTGACTGCCAAGAATAATATCTCCATATTTGTAGAAGTATCCCTCATTTGTTACTATAACACATATATCCCAGTTTTCCAAATGAAAGATTACAGAAACATCATCAGGTATTTTATTTTTATATAAATTAAGTTCACTCAGTATTTTTTCTTTAATCTTTGAATCATTTAGTGCACCAAGTAAAAATCCAGGATGCAAATCTCTCATCATATTACTAAGGATAGTAAGTTCAGAAGATGAGAGGATTTTTCTACTTCCTATATCACTCATTGGAATGAAAGGAGAAAGAAAGATATCAGATTTTTCGGTAAGTTCCCAACTATCATTCTTGTAGTATTGGGTATTTTTAAGACCTACTATATTCTCTGTGATTACTTTGTCTCCTACAAATTCATAAATCCCTGTACTTCTTATAACAAGTCCTTTTTCTATATTTATAAAACCTGTAATACTTTCAGTAAGTGGAAAGAACAAGGAATAGCCTTTTTGTATGCTTTCTCTAATTTTATAGAGAAGACTTTCTGTGCTAGTTTCTGTATTTTTCATTATATTTTCATTATTTGGATTATCAAAAAATTCATGTGACTTTCTAATTTGAGTATCTATAACACTTCCGTACTTAATAATTACTCTATGTTTCTTCCAAGTATCATAGTTAAAGTAATCAAAGATAAGTGTTTCCTGTTCATTCTTATCTGAATATTGAAGAAGAAGTACAAGTATTTCTTCTGGATCATCAAATCTATATCCCCATTCTTTACCTTTAAGTAAATGGTTAAGATCTTGGATAGGAAATTTAAAACCACATTCGAGAATTATAGTTTTAAGTTTATTCTTTATATCTGTAAAATTAGAGTTATATTCAAAGTTTATTACTTGATATTTCATTTTTTAAGGTGTTATAAGGTATTCTTTATTTTCAAAAGTATAGAGATACTCATGTCCTCCCTGCATTATCCAAAGTTTTACAACCGATGTATTATACCAGGCTGTATACACTTTGAAAAATAAAATGAAATCAGAAAGTGGCATTACAAGTTTGCCTGTAAGAAGTTTTTCTATCTGACTATCTGAAAGTTTTACTCTACATATAGTTGATAAAAAATTAAGAGATTCTCTAACTTCATCTATGTTCTTCTTACCTGAGACATCAATAGTAAAAATTGTAATCATTTCTTCCATATCTAAGTAAGTTTATCTTTATCAAAATCTGCGTAGTAGATTTGTCCTATTTCTTTTTGAGTTTTCCCAGATGAGTAGTATGTTTTATATCTCTGGAAAGTATCCATAGAAAGTGTAATTGTAAAGAAAGTTTTGTCCTTATTCATAAGAGAATAAAGTTTAAAAAGTTTCTCTATCTCTTCTATCTTGTCCGTTTTATGTTTAAGAAAGATTATTTCTTCTACTTCTTTCTCAGAAAGTGAAATATCAGTATTTTCTATAAGTAGAGTAAGTTCTTTCTTTATATCCAAGTAAAAATATGGATAAAAATTTACAGATTCTATAATAAAAGTTTCCATATGGTTCAATATTGTAAGATGTGACACTTTCCATTTAGGAAAACATAGTTGTATTTCTCTGAATTAAAAAGATTTAAAACTACAACTTCAAAAGCACAGCCTGTATATTCAGATGTTAAATGTTTAAGAAGTTCAGAAAGTTTATTTATATCAGTTTCTGCTTTACAAAGTAAGATTTCTGAGATGTGGGTTTCTGTAAATCCTATCGAATGTTTATCCGAAAGTCTTGTAAGTTCAGATTTCATGGGGAAATTTTCAAACCCTTTGGTGTCTATATCCAAGATTTTTACATTGTCCATTTTTATATGTAATATGCTTTATAAATTTTTTCTACAAGAGTTGGATTATCTTCAAGCTCAATAGGTTCAAAATTATATGGTTTAATTTTATTTGTACCTACAAAGCAAGATACTTTCTTATTTTTTGTAAGTTCTCCATCAATTATGAGATTTTTATCTGTAAAGGAAAATCCTTGATTATCTACACAAATAGTTATGTCATCATCTTTTAAGTAGATTAGAATAAAACTATTATCATCAAGTATTTCCTTTATCTTTAAAACCTTGCCTATTTTCATATAAATTTTATATTATAAAGATTGGTGGGGTTTCCACAGTTCTGTCTATACATTACTTATAAAAACATAGAGTATCATAGAGAAGTAAAAGATAGTGATAATAATAAAAATAATCATCTTTGTAACCAAGTTCCATCTTCTAATTTCTCCTACAATATCAAGAAGTTTTATTACTAGAACAAGTAGGATAAGTGACACATGTAAATAAAGTATTTGTATCATTGTTTTTAAATTTTTATAAAAAAACTAACAGGAAGATATATCCTGCAAACAGAAGACCAAGAATTAAGATAAGAATAGCATATTCATAGGGAAAGTCAGAAGAAATGCTATCTCTGAGTTTTATGGCTATATTTTTAATTTTCTTTGTCATAAGAAGTTTTAAATATTTGTATTACTAAGTGGTAACTTACTAAGTGGTAATATTTTAGAACAACAGTAGAAATATAAGTACATAAGACAAAATGAAAGTAACAAATGAAAGTATTCCTTTTATTTCTATTTGAAACTTTGGAGAAAATTCTGCCTGTGAAAGTGTAGCACACATAAAAATAAGTGCTGTAAGTAAAATTATTGCTGTCATTTTTATTTCTTTTATATTGGTTTTACAAATATTTTACCTACACAAAAATCCCACAGTTTCAAGGCTTAAAAAGTGTTTGTTCCCCCCCCCCACACTTTCTGC